GATTCTGCTGACGAACTATTGGCTACACTTGATTGCAATGCCAAGGTAATAGTTAATATCTCACGTTGACCTAAATTGCTAACGTAAGGGATGTCAATAGATACATTTCGAATATCTCGAGGATTAATTGTATATCTTAACCCGTTGCTTGTTCTATAGTAAGCCCTAAACGTACCTTTAGGCAAGTTACCAAAAACTCCATCGCTGAATATTAAACTAACCTTGTCGTTGGTTCTGGTAATAACATTATATAGATTTCTAATAGATTTTTGTAAACTGTTGTAAATGATGTTGTTGCCTTCGAGCTCTGGAACTTGCGTCCATAACTCGTCCTCTCGACCACGACTATCCAATTTATATAACCAGATATCACTATTATTAATATTTTCAACTTCAATGTCAACAGTTTCGTCTGGTGCAGGCTGTGTTAAGGTAAACGTACCCTGGTTTAATGTGCCCTCTTTGAACATGATAAAGAAGCCAGTATTTGAACTTGCATTCCCTTTGCCATCGTCCCTGTAAATGAAACTTAACTGATTTCCAACCAAAGGAGGCTCCTCATAAATTTCATTTTTGCCACTGAATGTAGTGGAAATTATTTCAAATGACATACTACGGCCGTCAACAGATTTAGAAAATTCATACACAGGAACATCTGAATTTATAGATTGAAACCTATAACTTTCTGTTGGAATACCATAAACAGTATCTTTAATTTCTGCATTACCAAATTGACGGGTAACTGGCAACGCAGAGTTTAGAACTTTAATAAATTGATCGTACCAATTAGGATTGGTTGGATCATTCCAGCTAATTGTCTGGCTGGATAAGTTTCTTCCGTTGCTGTCAAAAACTTGTTGAGATGTGGAGATTGTGGTAAATTTTAATAATCCACTAGCAGCAATATTTCTTTTAGATTTGTATCCAAGCAAACGAGATAGACGCAGGACGCTTTCACGACGCTCTGCTAATTCTAAAAAGTTATCCCTGGCATTTAAGTCGATACGATAGCTAATGCTCTGGCCTAAAAATGCCATAACATCAATTAATGCTAGATATTCCGAACTTTCAATATAATCGTTAAAATCTTCAGGGTAATTTTCACGAATATAGCTTATCATTACACGACGAAGGTTTTCAAAATCATAGCTTTGAAAATCTGCGTTTTGAAAAGTCTGGTATATTCGCTTCCAGTCTTCTGCTACTAAAAGTCTATTTTGTCTATCCGATGCTGACATATCTGTACCTTGTTATACAGATATTTATTGTTTTTTATTATGTGTGCAGTTAATATCACCCGATTAGTCCATTTGACTGATCGAACCTAAATGCAATTTCTTCTGTAATATTATATGGCAAATATGTAAGACGACACTCAATTTGTATCCCACTTTCATAAGTGGTAACTATTACCTGATCGGCAACTACCCGTGGATCATAGTTAATGATATCTTCTACATTTTTAATAATAAGTCTCTTAGTTACTTCTGTCAACGGTTCAAATATCATATCCCAAATGATAGTTCCGAACTCTGGATTTTCTAATCTTTCCCCTTGACGAACATGAAAATGATTAATTAAATCTTGCTTAATTAAAGCAAAATCGTAAAGGCTGTAACTCTCGCCATCATTGCTTACTGTACTAAAACCTTTATATGTTTTAGATCCAAAAGTTAACTTATCCCTTGCTGCGCTTCTTAAAACAGTTTTATCATACAATTTAGAGTTTGAGGACATATTAATTTACTTTCCAATTTTAGCAAAGGTATCGGTTGCGGTGGAATATTTTTTCCAGTACTCTGGGTTAATATCCACTGGATCAGCGACTGCTTCAGTTTTATCAGGCTTAAAACTTAGAGGATCCAAGTTTTCATGTTCAGGCCAAGGTTCGTGTTTTGGAACTCTGCGAGCTTTAGGTGCTTCTGCTGCTTCCTCGGCAGAAGCTGCACCAGGTCCGTTCATATGTATTTGGGGAGCGGTTTCTACAATGTTACCTCCGGCGTTAGTCTCATTAGACCCGCCAGATGTTTCAAAAATATGACCACCTGCTTTGGTATCATAATTTCCACCTAATGTCAGTTTTCCGTTTGACTCAACCTTGATATCCATATTTGCACCAACTTTGGTCATCCAATTATTAGCAACATTAAAATTTAGATTTCGACCTGCAGTTAAATTAATATCTCTGTCAGCAGTTACGTTAAAATCCTGTTTGGTATGTAAGCTAATGCTATCCTCACAATAGATGTCCATTTTACCATCGCTGGTTAATTCTATCCAAGCAGTACCCCTAGAATTCCCTATGTAAATCAAATCTTCACTGTTATGTAATAGTATTTGATGCCCAGTTCTAGTTCGTAAACGTATTAACTCATTATGAGGTCTGTCCCTTAATCCAGTTTCACCATCTTCAACACTCACATATTCCGGTGGACCTTCACTAGGTGTCGTTTTTCTTTCCCACTTGTCATCACCATCGTCCATGACAAAACTACTACCACCAAGACGGCTAACAAACGCATCAGCAATCTTATGCTCGTGCTTGCCAACACTAGCTTTCTTCCCGTTCTTATCTACTGGACCCGGAGTACTAATACCAAATACTGCACTCGGAATTTCTCTTCGAGCACTACTTGTAGTAATTCCTCTGGTGTCGTCTTCGATTGTTCCCTGATCAGTTAAGACTTTTTCCAACGGGCTTGCAGGTTTTGTATTTTTTGTAGAATCTGGTACGGCATTGGTTTTAGCACGTTTATTATATTCTGCAACCGGTACTCTAGCCGTTTTTCCATCTACATGGTATTGTGTAGCCGCATAACCAGGAACTTGAAAATTCATTTCTCGATCTTGTACGCAACCAAACCAATAACCTTGACCCGGATCACCATCAACAAAAATAACAACTACCGTGTTACCCGGGTCAGGAGGAATCATCCACATTCCGTAACTTTTTTGTGTATTTTGATAGTCATCAGTTTCAGTTATATAATCTTTACTCGTTTGTCCCAAAAAAGGACTTATATAACTTACCTGGTGTATATTAGTCTCTCTACTATCTTTATTACCAGAATAATGCAATAATTCAACTTGTAAAGACCCCATGTACGTAGGATCTAGATGGCTAATTACCTTTGCTAGATAAGGTCCGGGACTTGATAATTTTCCACCAACTGATGGCCTTGTTTGATCTGGCATGTTAATCCTTTAATAGTTAATACCATCTGGAACTTCTCCGGCTGTTCCCTGATCCGTGTTATCTGTGTTGTCATCTACTGTGGTCGGTATTTCTTCATCTTTGGTGACTTTTTCCGTAGACTGAAGTAGTTTACCAGTACCTTCTTCCGAATCTTGATTACGTAATCGTAACATTTTTAATACCTGCGTAAATTTCCCTCGTGTAAAGTGACTTTCTCCTCTGTATACACGATACAATCCGCTAAACTGCGGAACAGTGTAAACTGTGCCAAAGTTGTATAGCCCATCAAACGAATCAGCTCCATTGTCCAATGGTGTTTTAAAATTTAAAAGAACATGGATTTCATTATTATCCCAATTCATTGACTCATCATTGTTAATGTATTTGTTAATCCCCGGTTCTGCATGATAATTCCCAACTCCGCTATCTCCTATATAATAGGGATCGCCTAGTATCGTCATATCAACGTTAATCATGTCAACGCCAGAAGAGATTGCGTCATAAAACTGACGAGCAGCTCTTGCTGCCTCATCCTCACGGCCACCAAAACTACCTTTGCCAGTTGTACTGGTCCACAATGCAGATGCATTACTTTGCGTTGGAACTGAACCAGGTGCAACTTTTTGGTTACCTGTTACTTGTTGTGTTTCTCTTCTATTTGTTTTTTCTTGATTGGCATCTGTAACAGAACTTCCAGATGTTCGTGTCACTTCGCCTTTGCTATCTTGACCCGCATCTGCTGTGATAACTGTATAAAATCCTGTTTTAAAATTTATATCAAAGTCAACAATATCTATATTTTTCCCAGAATATATGTAGTTGTACTCTTTTAAAACCTGCATTTTATCCAGTTCAACTCCTTTTCTTCGCTCGTTAGGAGGTAAAAATACACTAGAATCTGCAAGGTACGGAACTACACGATAGGTAAATTTTCTAGGTTTAGTACCTGTTTTTGCTAAATTTTCTTCCGGATCAAGGTTCCTAACTTCTACTTCAACTCTCCACCATTTAACAAATCCATCCGGTGTAATATTTTTTAATGCATTACGACCATAGTCGCTCATTAAAATAACCTGATTGATTGCATTAATAATATCGCTACCCTGCCCAAAGCTAAACGCACTTTCTTTAGGGTTAATTGATATGTTTCCTCGTTTATAGATTCCGTTTTCGTAGGTTAGGTTATCATCAGCAAAGGGGGTTTTTCCACTGTTATATAAGCTAAACCCCATGTCAGCCTTACCAATTTCATTGGCATTATCTTCTTCTAAATTGTCAAATATAGGTTCTATCTCAACCATTCCGTTTGGAAACACAATTTCAAACTGATCGCCCTTATCTACTTTTTGGTCCTTCTCATTGTCCTTGGAACGACTATTAAGGGCAACTTCTAAACTTTTACTACCAGTTTTAAGCATTTCTAAAACTGTTTTTCCTACTATAGAAACGTCAATAGGTAATGTAACTTTGCTTTGTTCAAAGGCATATTCATTATAAGGATATGCTGAAATTTCATATTCACACCCCCTCGCTGACACTTTCATATCAATTAATCTAAGTTTCAATGGAAAATATTTCGTAGTCTTAGGAATAGTTATTAGTTGATCATCAAAGTCCCTGTGGCCTTTAAATTCTAAAGTTAATAATAAAGGAGCATCTATATAGTTGACCCACTTCTTTTCCATTGCCGAAGTTTGCAATGCTTGAAAAAATAATCCCATGCTATAAGGCTCAATTACCTTAAAATTAAATCCAATAGCGTTGGTATTCCCGGTTGTTTGATCAAATCCTATTACATGCTCAATTTTTACATCTTCGATAAAAAATTCAAATTTTCCGTAAATAGTTGCAACACGATCTTCCGGAGTCATGCTTGCACTTCTTGCAAGAAACGGACCTGTTGGTCCTGTAATTCTGTATGACGAAGAATTAAAACTTTCATCATCTAATACTGTTAGACTAAACAAGTAGTTGTACAGCGCATAGTCGTGCAATGGATTCGGGATCCTGGATTCTCCGGTCGGGAGAACCTCTGAACCACCGGCAATTAAATTCCTTGCCTCGGTTAATATAGTTGCCGCTTTTTGAATGCTAGCTGTAGTTGCACCTAATACCATATATTACATTCCTAAACTTCTAAGTAATTTTGTTTTTTTAGGTATGTATATCATTACTCCTGGAACAAAATCATAAATTGGATCTTGTATTACATCCATGTTTCGTTGCGTGAAAACCCACCATAATTTTGCTGACCCATACAAGTCAAATGCCAATAAATCCGGACGAAATGCATATTGAGACTCAATTTTATAAAGATAGTCATCATCTTCGGATGAAACTGGACGTATCTCTAAAAATCCTAATTTATTATTTTTTATAGGGGTTGTAAACCACGGACTAGTATTTTTATAAATTGCCATTATAGGTATCCCTTATCAACATAATTGCCATTAACAAACTCACTAAGGCTAAACTGCCTAACCTGAGTTCTACTGTAGATAGGCTGCAATGTTATGTTTAATGTGCTTTTAACAGGAACCCAACTTTGACCACCAACATTTATATAATTAACATCTTGTGGTAGGTCAAAAGTAAAGCTGCGTATAACTACAGGAATATTCTTAAAAACAAAGTTTCCATATCCATTTAATTTACAAATT